AACCTTCGCCATCTGGATTATGGTCAGACTTACGAGCTGAGTGCCGACTATCGCCGATCCAACCGTCCGAGGTACGATCACGATCGCTGAAGCAGTCATCGAACTGTTCACGAAGTTGTTGTCCTGCCTTGCATAATTTAGGCTTCATCTAAGAACTTCTTAGCCTCAAGTTCGCAACCTTGGCAAGTCCAGCGATATAAATGATTTAGGAATAGTTCTTTATGACCGCATTCAGGGCGAGGTGCAATAAAAGCATCTGCCTCTGGATCGTAGGTATAACCAATTCCTGCATAGTTATAGCGGATATTGCCATTGTAAGAAGTACGAATGCAGGTTTGGCCTCTAAAATTACCGTACCAAGTCTCAGGCTCTAAACCTTCGATTAGTTCAGTTTCGTCAATTCCAACAATTACTTCAGTAACGATCGAGTTATTATCTAAGAACGCGTAGTGTGCCATTAGGAGAAAGTCACCGTTCCTGTTCCTGCTGTAAATGTATAAATCTTAAATCCACCAGATGAAGTATTTGATGAAGTTAATCCACCGCCTACTGATAGTGAATAAGAGTCAGGAAACTTTAGAATTACAACGCCAGATCCACCTGCTCCACCGGCAAACTCTGTACCGCTTGAATCGCTGTGGCCACCTCCGCCGCCACCAGAACCAGTGTTAGCGCTTCCCGCTGTGCCGACAGCATCTGTACCACCAGCGCCACCGCCACCAGAACCACCAGCGCCAGCAGTTGAATTAGAGAAGCTTGATGCACCACCGCCACCGCCTGCGCGAGTTACTGCGCTACCAGTGATCGATGATGAAACTCCGTTACCACCTGCACCAGAATTAGAACCAGATGCATTAGCTCCAACTGCACCCGCTCCGCCACCACCGCCTGTTGGGTATGGAAATGGTGTTGCATTTGAACCACCTGCGTAACCTTGATTAGCAGTTCCAGTTCCACCAGCGTTAATTCCACCACCGCGCTGGCCTCCGCCACCGCCACCAGAACCACCAGTTAAACCATAGCCGTCAGTCTTATCTGGGCCGTAACCACCGCCACCGCCACCTGTTGAAGTAACAGTGCTAAATACTGAATTGCTCCCAGCAGATCCCCATTGAGAAGTGCCACCAGCGCCACCGGCGCCAACAGTAACTGTGAAGTTAGTGCCAAGCGAACAGGTTAAAGCAGATTCGGCACTTGCTCCACCGCCTGATGTTCCTGCTGATGTTCTGTAACCACCTGCACCACCACCACCGCCGCTAGAAAAGCCACCGCCTGCGCCGCCTGCAATAACTAGAAAATCGACTGTTGCTGCTGATTTGCCGCCGACTAATAGTCCAGTAATTACATTTGCGATCATTACGCAATAGCCCCTACAACATACCAAGTATCAGTTGCAGTCTTGATGCAGGCTGCTGATTTGTATTGAGCCAAAGTTGGGCTTGCTGCTGTTGCACCTGCTGAAAGGACTGTAGTCGTGCCGGGCGTTACTGCTGAGATAGTGCAAGTACCTGCGCCAATGTTAAGGACTGTTAAAACTGTGCCAATAGGAAAAGCCGTTGTAGCGTTTGTAGGCAACTTAAAGGCAATGGCAGTTCCCTTGTTCATCAACTGCAATTCTTGATAATTATCGTTGGTTGTGGCTGTGTAGTCGTTGGTCTGTGTAACTACATCGAACTGCACCAAAGAGTTCATCGTGCTGCTTGTCAACACATCGCCAGTAGTAGTCGGGAAGCCTGAAATTGCCATTTATATCTCCTAGTAAGCCAATATGTTAGTGCCGATTATACCTGATATAGACGATCCGATGATGAAGCCTTCAACGATCGGTTCGAGAGTTGTCACAGTCACCCTCATGGAATTGGGCGTGATATTCCAGTCCACTCCTTGCGCTTGCAAAGTCTTAACAATGGTTGAGCCATCTGGTTGAACATTTGTAATCTTGAGATTAGAGAAGTAATCCAGACCAAGCATTGTGGCAGTTGGAACTGCTGGATCAAGCAGATCGACCGTCATGGCATCTATGCGGATCGTTGTCTCTTGACGAGTTGCCACATAGATCTTGGCTATGTTCAAAGTATCTGCATCGGTCTGGGCTACTAGGTTTTCTTGGTTGCTTTGATGCGGGAAGTATTTAGCGATAGAGGCTGCATTTTCTGATACCTGCTGAGTCCCACCCACGCGAGTCATTCCAGCGCTGTTGATGATCAACTTGTCATCGAAGGCAAATACCAAGTTTGTATATGGAATGCCTGTGGTCTGGTTAAACTCGATCGGAGTCTCGCCATACTTCTTGATTACATTGGTGCGGTTGATGAAAACCGCTGTTCCTTCTGTGTCGATATAAAACGCGCCTTGCTCGGAGAACTCTGCGTTCTTGAGGGCATCTAGGGCTGTGCGTGAGGTTGCTGGATCAGCCACACAGGTCGTATTGCCCGTGTCGATCGTGCGCATAGATGCAGGCCATTGAACCTGATCTAATATCTTACCGATACGCGTGCCGGTATCTTGCCCAGCAGTAGCACTAGCGACCGTGGTTACAGCAGCTTGTTGCATAAGTCTAAAAGCATCGGTACAGATTATGTCAACATAGCCTGTCTCTTGGCCTTGAGGATAGGTATATTTATACTCCACCGTATAGCCTGAGAATAAGAAATAGCCAATGCCGCCTACCGTTGCTGAAACACGCAATTTACGAAGCGGAGTTAAATAGCCATAGTACGGGCTGGCTGTGTTTTGAGGATTAAAGTAAGAGTCTGGATCTAATACTCTAATAGTCGCTGTTCCAGCCTCGTAGGTATCGCGCATGATATTGCGACCACGGCGAATGGATATCTGCCGAACATTAGGCGTTAAATCAACTGTTGGTTCTGGAGTAGCAGAAGCAGCAAGAACTCCAGTTCCAAGAATGCCGTATTTTGGGTCTCCAATAACGAAGCCAGTACCGAAGGTAGCACCGCTCGTAAAGTCGAAAGATACGCTTATTTGCGTTGGAAGGCTCATGCTCCAAACGAGCCTTTAAGTCTGCCGATAGATGAAGGCGAACCTGATAGTGAACGCTCAAGAAGTCCATTACGAACTGCTTCGACTAGATCAGCCTCTGAAACTACATTGCCTTGAATGTTAACGATCACATCGCCACCTGAAGTGACTCCGACAGACGGAGTTGATGCAGCGATCATCGACTGGACCGCTGGGCTATAAGTGCCTGAAGTGTTACCGCCTGCAATAGAAACTGGAGCAATAGGAGTTACATTAGCGATACGGCGCGCTTGGATCTCAATAGCATCGAGATAAGCCTTCCATGCCTCGAATGGGTTCTTAGCGGCTGTGATCTTATTGGCTAGATAATCGGCTAACTGTGTTGTAAGACCTTGAGCCTTAGCAAGTTCAGCAGCTAGTTTAGAAGCCTCTGAAGTATTGCCGGTCAAGATAGCAAGTTGCAGTTCTAGGCGCTTGCGTTCCTCAGCTGAGATATCGCCCTTGAGTGCAGCGATGATCTGAGCCTGCTGGATTTCAAATAAAGTTCCAGCCTTTTGTAGCGCTGTCTGCTCTTTGATCGCTTTAGTCTGCTCTTTAGTTGTCTTAAGCAAAGCATCGCGGTTCTTTTTTGCCGCCTTATCGGCGGCCGCCTTAGTTAATTCTGCTCTGATCGCTGGAGTGATACCTGAAGTATCTTTACCGCGGTTCATCTCGGCTTCACCTATTGCGCGGAAGGCTTGCAAGTCTCCACGCGCTAAGGCTGCTAATTGACCAACGCCAACGCCAAAGCGGCGCACGAAGGTAGCAAGTGCAGTAGAAGTCTTCTCGATAAGATTTAGCGTGTTGGTAAGTCCACCTTCTCCACCGCCGCCAAGGGCTGCAAGTGCATCGAGTAAGCCACCACCAATAATCTCTTTAGCGTTATTGCCTGCTACTGATAAACGCTGCAACGCTCCTGCATAAGTATCAACTGCGACAGTTGCTTGACCGCCAAATAGATCATTGATGCGTGTCTGGACTTCCTCGAAGGACATAGCCTTGAGTTCTGCCTGAGTTAAACCGATGCCATATTTGGAAAGTGCGCGAGTCTGCCCCACGTAAGCCTTGGATAAATCGCCTGCTACCGATACAACATCTGCACCGCTTGCTGCGCTGAGATCAAGTGCCGTGCGTAATAAATCTTGGGCTTGGCTGACTGATCCCACCGTGGTCAATAGTCTCTGAAAGGCCGGGCGAAGTTGATCATCGAGGACACCGAACTGCTTCTCAAGATCAGCAATAAAGTTACGAACTGAAGGATCTGCAAAGGCTAAGCCTAAGTTGTTTAAAGACTGTGTTAATACTCTTGCCGCTTTGTCATCGGCTGCAAACGCTTTGGCAGCATCGAAGCTGCGGCGCGCTAGTTGCTGCGCTGTAAACAGCCCTAGATAGGATTTGGCTAGGTTCTTGACCTGAGAGTTAAGATTAATCGTGGACTTGGCGGCATCTGCAAAGGCTTTTTTACCAGAGAATACCGAAGCAATATCTATCTTTAGATCAGCCATTATTTAGCACCTGTCTTTGCTTTAAACTCAATGGCAGAACTGCCGATGGCTTTTACTATTGCAGCTGTTACCTTGCCTTGATCCTCTGCGAACGCTCTGAATATGGCGCGACCTGTCATCTTGCGAGTTGATCGCCCTGCTTGACCTTGTTGCCTTGGTCGAGCGTTGACTAGATCACCAGTTGCATTTGCTCGATCTAAGAACTGCTTGCCAGCATTAGGGTTGAGTGACTTGTTATATCCGCGACCTTCCTCACGATACGAGGCAGGTGTGAACTTAGTGCGAGTAAAGGTTGGTTGACCACCTGGGTTCTTACGCCCTGCGGTTTCGTAGATCGCTCCGCCGGCGGAAGCGTTGATGATACGCGCTAAAGATACGAAGCCTCGCTTATTAGGCTTAGAAGGACTTGTAGAATACTTAATCCCACGCTTGGCTTCTGCTTGATCATATTTAGGGAATACACGATATTTAACCGTATTCTCTGATGATGTGGCTGAAGTCCAACCAGATAGCATTGCAGTATTTGATGGCATATAACCACGAGCTGTATTAGTGATCGGCTTTAGCGCAGCCGCCATCTGCTTAGTTGTCGCCTTGGCTAAATCAGGTTCAAACTCTCGAAGGGCTTTGCGAAGTTTATCAGCGCCTTTTAACTCGACTGGCATCGCTCTGCTCCTTTGCTCTGTCCTTCAGGGCTTGAAGTAAAGTCCTGAACATTGTGTGATCTAGTTCAATTAAAGTCTGTGGCGAGAGTCCAGTCTCAAGCGATAGTCTCGCTACGAGATAGGTGAAGGACTCTCGCGTTACTCCAAAGGGTCATCATCGAGAACCTCGACTCGCGTCAATGTCTCAAGGAATGACTCTCCGAAGGGTTTTACGGTTTCACCCGACCTACGAATTGCTTCCCAGCAAAGCCAATAAACATCGCTTTGCTTTTCATCATCTCTAAAGGCTTTATGGAAACCCTTCTTTGCATACTGCTCGAAGGCGTACTCGATCGCCGGAGTGATCTGGTACTCGTTAACGCTTCCATCTGCCCTTGTTACCTTTAGTTTTGCCATGCTTTTGCCCCTTAGTTAGTTATTAGGAAGTTGTTACTGCGATGGTGCCGTTAACATTCCAAGTGACTGACTGAGTTGAAAGATCTGCAACTGCGCCATTTACTGGAGTGATGTTGTTAACTAGGCATGACATTGTGTATAGAGGATTTGAGGCTGAAGTAGCAGCTGAAGTCTGCTTAACTGTAACAGTTGTGCTAGTTCCCCATACTGTGTTCAATGTCTGAAGTGTCTTAGATGTTGCTTCATCATTAAAGAAGTCGATAGTGATAGACGATGCTTCCAAGCCCTTTACGAACTTGTGGCCTGAGTCTCCCATTGCTGTAACTTCTAGTTCATCGAATGAACGGTTGATAGTTACAGATGATACGAGTGATGATAGGTCAACCGCATTAACAGTTAGAACTACCCCATTGCTTAGATATACTGCCATTTGGTTTATTCCTCATCTTTCTTAGTTGCTGTTTTAGGTGCTGCTGGAGCGATCTGACCTATCTTGATCAGGAACGCTGCGTTGTCTTTTTCCCATTGTTCAAGGGTCAT